AGTGGCGGAGTTGGTGAAGGCGTTGAAACTATTCACCCGAGTTCCTCTTGCTCACACAGATGACATTAGCGATGACGCCGTTGTTTTCGAGTATGACGGCGGCTCGATCAAGCTCGGTCATTTGCGTGATGTTCATGACGCCCTCACCAGTTTCCGCGAGGCTCAGGCCGGGGGTGGGGTATGAGCAAACTCACCAAAGCCCAGGCAAAAGCGCATCAGCAAGCCTGTGATTATCTTCTCAAGGATTCGCTAAGCGAAGATGAAAAGCTATTCATCCTCGAAAACTGGCAGGAGTCCGCCAAGCACATCAACACGATCGCTGGCGCATTTTTCACGCCAGTCGGACTTGCTCGCGATCTCTCGATTGAGATGAATGGAAATAGTGTCATTGACCTCTGTGCCGGAATCGGTGCCTTGGCATTCTTCTGCTCAGGGCATCACAAGGCTTCGAGAGTTGTTTGCATCGAAGCAAACCCAGATTACGTAGCGGTCGGGAAGAAAATCGTTCCCGAGGCAGAATGGATCGTCGGCAGCGTCTTTGATCTGAGGGACGTGGGCCGCTTTGATTTTGCGATCGGCAACCCGCCGTTTGGCGCAACTCCGAGGGATGGCTCACGCGGGCCTCGCTACACCGGGACAGAGTTTGAGCTCCACGTTATCGACGTTGCGCAGGACGTAGCGGATTTCGGCGCGTTCATTGTGCCGCAAATGACAGCAGGATTCAAATACTCAGGCAGCCCAGCAGGTGGTTGGCCGGAAACTAGAAAAGACGGGATCGGCAGTGGTTATGCTGAATGCAAATCAGATGTTCACGCCAAGCTGCTTGACCAGACCGGCATTATCCTGGAGCCGTCCTGCGGGATCGACACTAGCTCTTATGACCGCGACTGGCATGGAGTTTCTGTAAAAACGGAAGTTGTCACCGTAGATTTCATCGAGGCCAGACAGCGGACGGTACCTGCTCAAGCGGACATGTTCAGCGAGGCTGCAGAATGACCAGCCCACTGACAACCGTCCCGACGAACGAGATGCTGGCGCTGGCTGATGAAGATGCACTGGCAGACTTCATTTATGAGGTTCAGGACTATTCCCACGCCAAACGCAAAGCTGCGTTGCTGTGGCCGCTCGTCCGACTCGACGCGGCTGCACCGGCAGCGGGTGGGGATGAACGAGGTCACGATTGGGACGGCCAATATACTGCTGCGGAATTTATTGAGATTGCCAACGAGAAATACAATCTTGCGAAGAATGGTCTAGGCGACGACTCAAGCACTGATGCGCGAGCATTAATGGCCTGCTCACTCGCACTACGCTACGCCGCCGAGCATATGTTCGCCGCCCCACCCCTACAGGCCCCGGCACATAGCGATGCTGCGCGGGAGGCGTTGGAGAAAATCAACGATATCCGAAACTCAATAATCGGAACGCATTCGCTGAATTGGTCGGAACACGTTTACCCGCTGGTGGCTGCGCTTAATGCCGCTGGCTACGAAGGGATGGAATATCCAGAGGCGCGCGAATACTACGGTACGCTCGTCGAACGCGCCGTAAAAGCCGAGGATGCGCTTGCCGCCCTCACCGCTCAGGCAGCTAAGGCAATGGAGAAGCTGTGATGGCAAACACTTCATGGGATGGCTACGGCTGCGCGGCCTGCAAAGGCACCGGGGAGAATTTAAGCAACCCAATGAACGCCGGTCAGTGTGAAGTGTGCCACGGCACCGGAAGCCATCAATCGGCAGCTAACGCAACGCCAGTGCCATCTTCACAGGTTGAAAGTGGCGAGCACCACCAAGGTATTCGTGTAACACGAATACCTTCCCGACAGATGGATGCTGCGCGGGAGGCGTTGATAAACGCACTAATTGTCCGTCCAAATGACGAGAGAACGGATAACGCGCGGATTTTGGAAGCCCTGAAAATACTAAAATCATCGCCTGCAATTGGCGTCGGGACTGTCACGATTAAAATTCCGTCGGGCTACGCAACCCCGGAAGATTTTGCGAACGACTGCGGCTTTGAAATCTGCACCGCTCAGGCATCTAAGGCCCCCGCAGTCATCGAGGCAGACGTGGGGCGGATCATCAATCCCGATGCGTGGCGCAATGAGGACGGTTACGAGATAGCGCAGGAAGGCGCTGACGAAGCCTTGGCGAAAGCTCGCGACATCATCGCTCTCATCCAATCCGCAGCCCAAGGCGGCGGGACGGAAGGTGGTAAAATCTGCCATTGCTTCGATGATGTTTCGCGGAAGTTCTGTTTGGACAAAAACACCTGCACGCCAATGGCGGTCGCACAGACTCGCCCCTCAGACCCACCATCACAGGAAGCCAGCGCGCCGGAGCCTGTTGGCTACATGCGTTCGCATGGGCTGAGAGCTATTACCCGAGCGGGCCTCACAACTATCTACAGCGCGAAACACAAACTCGACGATGATGTGCCCCTCTATGCTCACCCACCCGCAGGAGATCGACCATGACCTTCAACGCCGGGATAGAAGCTGCGGCGCTGAAGCCTTGCCCATTCTGCGGATCGGGACCAGCTAAGCGATCATTTGACGGCACCAGTTTTAGCGGCGTCGAGATGATGGATAGCGGAGAGTGGCATCACGTTTGGTGTGGCACTTGTGGAAACAGGACATCTGATTTCATCGATCAGTCGTCGGCAATTGAAGCGTGGAACACCCGCCCGTCATCCAGCGCCCCGGTAGAGCAAAGGGAGGCGGTGAGACAGGCCGTTCGAAATGTTGTTAACGCGCCGATGCTTGAGGATCAGCCACGCAAATCACTTGCTGACCGTATTGCCGACGCCATCCTATCCCTCCCCGGCTCATCTAGGGATGAGGTGCGCTGCCTTTTCTGTCGCAAGACAATTGGTGATGATGATGAAGCGATCACCGACGATAACGGTGAAATCGCATGCAAGGCGTGCGGGGAATCCGAGTTCAAGGCCCAAGCCGAAGAAGCACATGAGTCCGCCCTCAAGTCTGGAGTCGCGAAGTGAAGCTGACAGAAGCACAACGCGGGCTGCTCGCAGAATTGAAGGAAACTGATGATCGAGGCACGTTTTGCATGGCTTGTGACGGGCCGGTTAGAGCAATCGCCCACGAGATCGAGAATCTCGGTTTAGCGGATTGGAGGGGCTCAAGTTGGGGATCGCAGCATTGGGCGATCACCCCATCAGGCCGCGCCGCGCTCGAACAGTCCAAGGAGAAGTGATGGCTTGCAAATGCATTGAAGAAATCGACGCGAAGCTGGCTGAGCATAACTCTAAGCTAGAAGTTGGATTCACTATCGGGTCGAAGGAAGATCACAGCTTCGTATTTCCGGCGCTTCGGACAGAAAAGATAGACAAGCGCAATCGCACTAAGATGGGCGCGATCCCGACGTTTTGTCCGTTCTGCGGCACAAAGTATCGACCGGTGCAGCCATGACGGACGCGCACCAAGACGTGGCCCGTCGCTTTCTCAATGCAGGGAGGGAATAAGAGGATGCACAACCTGAATGAAGATGTTGAGAAGGCAATGCGCGTTCTTTCTGATCTGTCCACCCGTGCAAAGCGGTTAGGTGCTGACGATACTTTCTACGCGGCCAACCGCGCATGGCACGAACTGCACAATCTGACCCGCGCTCCTGCCAAGGCTGCCTCCGATGCCAGCTAACCCTCAAGTGACGGATGAGGCGACCTTTCCATACATCTATTTCTGGAATCGCATGGGCCGGAAGGGTGAACCGTGTCAGGTCACGGCGCGCGGGAAAATGAATAGCTGCTGCGTGAAATTCGCGGACGGCTTCACCGCAGTCACCAGCCGGAACGCGATCAGAAAACCAAAGCCCCTTCCCGCCGCTCCCCTCCCGCAGAAGGAGGGGTAGATGGCAACAACATTTCAGGTTTGGGGAAAGCCGCCACCATCAGTTTGGGATACACTGACACCCCGGCAGCGCCGATCACTTGATGAATATATTAACCGCAAGATTGCCGGCCCCTGCTATCGCATTGCCTACGACTGCGGCTATGCCGATGGATTGAACTCACAGAAAAAGAAGTTGAAAAGACCAAAGC